ACTGCCAGAAGCCGCACGCGATATAGTGGACATAAAACTGCTGGCTGGTGCGCGGTCTGGAATCATATACCAAAATTTTCTGTATTCCGGTACTGCTTCGCTGTTCCAGCTCAATTGATTTGATAAGTGCGGATTCACTTGTCAGCGTAATGACAGGATAGCTCCATGACGCAAAAGGCTGCGCGTAGCTTTCGTCCCCAGTCCACTCGCCATAGTAGCTGCTGCCAGTCGCAGTATTCACATTAATTGTTACCGAGAACGCCCCCCAACAAATTTGGTAATTTCCGACACGGATATACGCGGCCCTGTCTCCGCCTCCGGCTGCGGTTTTCAGGCTGTTGCCGCTGTCGAGTATGACCCTTTCCCCTTGCCATGTGTTTTCTGAGGTCTGCTTGTCCCACATAAGATCGCCGCTTGCTGTAAGCAATGAATAGATTGCCATTCCGTAATTAACTCCGTCGTCCTTGCCATTTCTATGCCGACAGCTTATCAGATCGTACCACGTATGGTTTCCAGTTGTTTCCTGAACTGACCCTATAAAAGACTTGTTATTATATTCCAGGAAGTCCGCTAGCGTGCTTGCGTTGACTGCACCGGCTTCTGGAAGATTATCCGCTTCGATTACGTCTGTAATAAATTTTGTATGGTCATATAGTCCATCCAGATTTTTTTCAAACCCCACTAGGTGCACAGCGTGGAGCTTACCACTGCCCTCAGTAGCCAGCGCGGATGAGGAAAACCGGTTCATGCTCCAATTTTCATTTTCTTCGCCCACGCTATCCCATGAGTAGATGTCAAACCAGTTGGCAGCCATAAATGGAATCCCAGAAAAAGTAAAAAGCGGGCGCCATGATGTGTCATCACCTTCCGTGAATTGGTATTCAATGCCAATTCCATTTCTTTGGTTGGTCTGCGGGTTCGGCACAAGCTGCACGCGCCATCGCTCTTTCTGCACTCTGGATGCGCCAATCGTCCCCTGCACCAAATCGAAAAAAATGTTTTCATCGACCGGAGAAACAATTTTTTCCGTCTGGATGACTTTTGCCACGGAATTTCCGCTTGTGGTAAATCCTGCTGTCCATGTGTTCCCGCCGTCCGCACTGGCTGCAAAAACGCCGCCCTGGATGCGCCAAATATTTGTGGACTGTGCCAGCGTCGGTTTGTCGTGCATGTAAAAGATTTTTCCACCGTTTTCTGCATCCACGGTCGAGGTATAAAGTCCCATGCCATTTGCCAGCAGTTTTTGCAGTTCTTGGGAAATATTTGTGCTGCTCTCCGTCGCTTGCTTCGCGACGTCGTCAAGGGGAAGATTGGAAATCGCATCACCCTGCCCGGCGATCGTGTCCGCCAACGTCGTGCGCGCATCGCCGATGTCGATTTTGTCATATCGTCCCAGCAGTACGTTGTACACGCAGCGGATCACTTTGGCAGTGGCCGACACGCCCAGCTCCGGATAAAGCACCGTCACCGTGTCGCACAGCCGCACCTCTTCCAGCGGCGCGAGGTCTTTATACTCGACCGTATCCGCCAGCGGCTGAAAAGATACAGAAAGCGAGACTTCCGGCACACCAATGGCATTATCTTCCATGTATTTCTGCGCTCTGGCGCGCAGCTGCGCTTCGGTCGGCGCTTCGTCCCACTCTGTCGAAAGATCGAGCGGCACGACGTGGGAAAAAGTGTATGTGCCGGGTGCGGCCAGCGTCTTTTCCGGCAGCATCACCAGCATGTCGTCGGTCATGCTCTTCCAGTACGGATAGACGCCGGTCGCGACTTTGGAAATGTTTTCCTCTTGCGTGACGTCTGTCAGATTTTTCCCGTACCGGATTTCGACGCCGTGATTTTCTCCGCGCGCGGCTTTCAGTGCGACGATGTACCGGTCAAAGACATACTCGCCCCCGTACACATCCAGCAGCGATCCATCCGTCCCGCCCAGCATCGACCGGGCGGATGATGGGACAGTGACGGAAAAATTTGCCGTCGTTGTTTTGTCCGTCGTGAAAGTGAAAGGCTGGTCGCCGACCGCGTACGTCGTGAAGCCTTGTAGCGCCGTGATGATATTCTCCGCAGTAAAGGGAGAAAGCGGGATGCCTTTGAGATCGTACGAAATGTGCTGGGCGTAAACGGTCACAATCCCGTTTATTGGCTTTGAAATTTTATAGATTCTGAAAGGCTGCTCGCGCTCGTACGGATTTGGGCGGCAAAAGATGATCCGGCGCGCGGTGATGGAAGAATATGCAATGCCATTTATTGGATATTGCATTTCCAGTTCATACGCTCCATTTCTTTCCTCTGTCACCACGCAGGACGTCGCATCCGGAAGCGTGCAAAGCCCCGCGGTCGTAAAATTTTTTTCGCTCTGCTCATAAAGAAAAATCATTTTTTTGCATCCTCCTTATAGCGTCCAAAGTCGGCTGTAAAAGTCGATGGAAAAGCCGCCGCTGTCCACGGCGATCGTGCCTGGTTCATCGACATGGGGAAGAACTGGAAATTCGTTGAATCCAGTGACGGTATTTGTCACCGTCAGAAGCGAAAGACGGCTGATCGTCGGCGTGTCGGAGTAGTACGTCACGCCGGTCTCGCAGTTGATGACCAGCTCGCGTCCGGCCGCAGTCTGCGCGCCGGTGATCTCGATCGTGTATCCGCCGATCGTGATCGTCCCGGACGTCTGGCCGCTCGAAAGCTTGATGCGCAGCAGGGGATGGGAGGGAAAATATGGATTCATCAGGGCAGCGGTCGCCGTGATTTCCTCCGGCTCGTCGTACGACGATACAAAGTACCGCTGCGGCGCGCAGTCAAAATTTACCGTAAAGCGTCCGTATCGATTTCTGATACTTTCGATTTCGTCCCAGCCGACGTACCGCGCAAAGCGAAAGGTCTGCGTGTCGTAGCTGTCAAGCAGCCGGTGATATCCCGCATCCAGCGCCAGCCACCCGCGGATGCGCTGTGCCCAGTACCCAGCGTTCATCTTCGGCGTCATTTTTTGGGTATTGTAGTAAACTTCGTAAGACTGGGTGTAGTTGGAAAATGCGCCCGTGTCCAGCGTCAGCGTGCCGGATCGTCCCGGCACCTGCACGGCTTCAAAAAGCCGTGCACCGCTGGGGATGTACGGATACCGCTCGATCTCGATCCCAAAATCCGAGGATTTCTTGCCGTTATACTGAAAATATCCCATTTACCAAACCGCCTCCCGTCGATTGATCTGCTGCTGGATGCGCGCGGATACCGCATCCGCGATCGCTTCCTCGCTTTGTCCCGGTGCGGCGTTTACATTTATTGTAAATCCGCCGTATTCCGTCGTCGCGTATGTGACCGGCTGCGGTGCCACAGCGGCCGTGGCCACGTCGGCGCTCAGCTCAAAAGCGGACTGGATCGACCGCATATCTTTCGCCATCGTTTTTTCCAGTCCGATGGTGTAACCCTCCGCCGTGAATTTACCAATTTCTGCAAACACTTTGGACGGGGACGCGATGCCCAAATCTTTTTTGATCGCGCCTGTCACATCCCGGTAGATGCTGCGCACGCGATTTTTCATGTATGGGGCTTCTTTTGTCAGACCTTTTTCCGTACCCTTTGCGATATTTTTCCCGATATCTTCCGACTCAGTTTTTACATTACCGGAAATATCTGTGAGCGTATTTCGCACGGTTTGCTGCATTCCTGGGGTTTGGGTGGTAAATCCCTGCTCGACGCCGCTCACGATACTTGTACCGATTTTTTCCGCTTCCGTTTTTGCGTCGGCGGCGTTTTTCTCCAAAAGCGCAAGCCCCTCTTTGGTGTATCCCTCCACGCCAGCACGATATTTTTCCTTATAAATTTCAAGGATTCCCTCTGCGTGCGCATATTGGTCATCAAGAATTTTTCGCTGCTCTTCCGCTTCGAGTTGTGCGACGCTTTTCGCTGTCCTAAAGCCTTGGGATTGTCTGTCAAGAATTTCAATCGTTTTTTCAGCGTGCCCTTGCATCAGCTCAGCCGATGCAGTTTCATAGCTTTGGATGTCTTTATTGATTTGGTCATACTGCGCAGAAAAATCGTTATATGCTTTAAGAGTTTCGTCATATGCGTTTTTCTTTCCAGACACAAGCCATTGAAGAGAAACAAACTCGGAATCGTTATATTTTACGCCGTTTTCCGCAATGAATTTGTTTAATTTTTCCTCAGCTTCTTTGGCTTCTTTTTCTCTCTGGATCAGTGTTAGCCTTTGGTCGTAAAGATTTTTTTCGACTTCGGATTTTTGTGCAAGCGATTCGGTGTACTTTGCATTTGCTTCTTCCAGTAAAATCTCAGCCTGTTTCGTTTTTACCAGATTCTGGACTTTTTCTTGAAGTGTCTCATATCCTTTGATCTGGTCGCCGGTCATCCTGTACTCGGTGCCCAGTGCGTCGCTCAGCTCGCCCAGGATAAAAGACACGCGCGTTCGGTTTGCTTCATCGACTTTGCCATTTGCATCAACCAAAAGATCCAGTTCTTTTGCCAAATTTTGCACATGGGCAATTTCTGCATACTCTTTTTGCGATTTTTCCGCCGCGCTATCCGCTACCGCCTGATATGTATCGCGCAGTTGGTTCATGGCGGAAATTCTATCTTTTTCTGCCTTGTTGAAAAGATAGGTCGCGTTTGTCTCATCCTGCGTCGCGGAGATCAGCAGCGCGATCCCGGCCGCTGCTGCCGCAGTCACTGCTACCAGTGCGCCGCCGCCGCTTCCAAGCGTAGCTGCGAGCGTCTGGACTGCGGCCGTGGTGCCGGAGATG